TCTTATCGCAAAGGGGAATAGTAGAGTTTCTATATCATATAAATATCTAACAAAGGGTTATAACTAATACTAATAAACTTAATATTAAGGAGAACTTATATGGCTTTTCAAGTATCACCAGGTGTTCTCGTAACTGAAAAGGACTTAACGAATATTATTCCTGCTGTTTCTACAAGCAGCGCCGGAATAGTAATCACAGCAGAAAAAGGACCAATTGATGAGATTACAACTATTTCATCTGAAAAAGAATTGGTTGATAACTTTGGTAAACCAAATTCAAATAACTTTGAAGAATGGTTTACAGCTGCAAACTTTTTAGGATACGGAAATAATCTAAAGGTAGTAAGACCAATAACAGGCGTTGTAAACGCTGTGTCAACTGGTACTGCTGTCTTAATAAAAAATACAGAAGATTACCTTGCCAATTACTTAACTGAAACAGGCGCAGGTGCAATTTCAAACATAGGACCATTTGTCGCAAGAGAAGCTGGTACATTAGGAAATAGTTTAAAAATTTCTGTATGTTCTAACTCTACTGCTTTTGGACCTCAAGGAACCGGTGCTGCTGGCACAGGTGCTGTGAATGACGCTTCTGCTGCAATTGGCGACACAACAATTACTGTTGATGACGGCAGTTTATTTCAAGTAGGCGACATACTAGAATTTGGAGATGCAAGTGTTTTCACTGCTGCACCTTCAGGACATTATTATAAAATTACAGCAATTTCAACTCATGTATTAACTATTGCAAGATTTAATGTTGCAAATGGTAATACAGAAACAGGCGGATTAAGACACGCTGTTGTTGATAATGCTTTAATTAGAAGAAGATGGGAATATTTCTTTAACTTTGCAAACCCACCAACTACAACAGATGATGTTTTAGCTGCTGGCGGTTCAAATGATGAACTACATATTGCAGTAGTAGATGAAGATGGTGCGATTACAGGAACTACTGGAATAATCTTAGAAACTTTCGAAGGTGTTTCACAGGCAACTGACGCTAAAACAGCACAAGGCTCAAGTAACTATTATCCAAATGTAATATATGCTCAATCAGAATTTATTTACTGGGCAGATCATATTTCAACTTTATCAGACGGACTTCCTAAAAAAGGTCAAACTTTTGATAATACAATTGGTGATGCATTTGTGGTATCTACTACATCACTTGCTAGTGGAACAGATGACTTTGTTGCTACTAACGGAGAGATTGCAACTGCATATGAAAAATTTAATGATACAGAAAATGTTGATTTAAGTTTATTATTATGTGGTCCTTCACAGACAGGTGCTGACGCTACTGGCGACACAAAAGCAACTGCTGTAATGGATATTGCAACTGCAAGAAAAGATTGTGTGGCATTTATTTCACCTGCAAGAGCAGATGTTGTTGATGTTACTAATGCAATTACACAAACGGCTAACGTAAAAGCATTTGCTGACGGTCTTCCGTCAACATCTTATGCTGTTATTGATAGTGGTTATAAGTATATGTACGATAGATATAATGATGTCTATAGATTTGTTCCTTTGAACGGAGATATAGCAGGATTATGTGCTCGTACTGATAATATCGCAGACCCATGGTTTTCACCAGGCGGGTTTAATCGTGGACAAATTAGAGGTGCAGTAAAACTTGCCTTTAATCCAAACCAAACTCAAAGAGATGACCTCTACAAAGCAAGAGTGAATCCTGTAACATCTTTTCCTGGACAAGGAACTGTGTTGTTTGGCGATAAAACTGCTCAAACAAAACCAAGTGCATTTGATAGAATCAATGTAAGAAGATTGTTTATTGTTTTAGAAAAAGCAATTTCTACAGCTGCTAAATTTCAACTCTTTGAGTTCAATGATGAATTTACAAGAGCACAATTTAGAAATCTTACAGAACCATTCTTGAGAGATGTTCAAGGTCGTAGAGGTATTACGGACTTTAGTGTTGTTTGTGATGATTCAAACAATACAGGCGATGTAATTGATAGAAACGAATTTAGGGCTGATATCTTTATCAAACCTGCTCGTTCTATTAACTTCATTCAACTTAACTTTGTCGCTACTCGAACAGGCGTTGCCTTTTCAGAAGTAGCAGGCGCTTAACAGATAGAAAGGAGAATAAAATATGGCTAATATTAATGATTTTAAAGCTCGACTATCCGGAGGCGGTGCAAGAGCCAATCAGTTTAAGGTAACAATGCCTTTTCCTGGTTATGCTTCTGTTGGAGGAGAAACATCTGACCTAGCATTCTTATGTCAGGGAGCATCTTTACCAGGGATGTCAATAACTAATGTTGCTGTTCCGTTTAGAGGTCGTTTACTTAATATCGCTGGCGATAGAACCTTTAGTGCGTTTACTGTTACTATTATGAATGATACTGATTTTAAATTATACAGAGCATTTGAAAGATGGATGAACGGTATAAACAACATGACGGACAACGAAGGATTAACAAATCCTGTTGACTATCAAGTTGATATATTTGTTGACCATCTAGATAGAAACGGTGTTCCTATTAAAAAATATACTTTAAGAGGGGCATTCCCAACTTCTTTAGACGATATTGCATTGTCTTACAGTACTAATAATGTTGTTGAAGAATTTGGATGTTCATTAACATATCAGTATTTTGAAACAGATACTACTACATAAACTAAATAAGTTATAAGGAAATATAATATGGTAGAATTACTTGGATTCCAAATAACGAGAAATAACGATAAGGAGAAACCGGCAGAAGCGAAACAAGCGTTTACTGTCGCTTCTCCTGATGACGGTACACAGACCATATCTGCTGGCGGACACTTTGGCCAATACATGGATATGGAAGTTACTGCTAAAAACGATATTGATTTAATTAAACGATATCGAGAAATTTCTCAACATCCAGAATGTGATATGGCTGTTGAAGATATCATCAATGAGGTTATTGTTTCGGATGAAAGAGATACTTCGGTATCCGTATCACTAGACAAATTAGCAATATCAGAAAACATTAAAAGTAAAATTCGTGATGAGTTTGACGAAGTAATGCGATTGATGAATTTTGATGAAAAAGGACATGATATATTCAGAAGATGGTATATTGATGGTCGAATTTACTTTCACAAAGTTATTGACCCAAAAAGTCCAAGAAAAGGACTTACAGAAATACGATATATTGATCCACGAAAAATTAAAAAAGTTCGTGAGGTTGCTAGAAAAAGAGATTCAAAAGGCAAAGGTGTTGAGATTATAGAAACAACCGCTGAGTGGTTTGTCTATAATGAAAAAGGAGTATCAGGTGGTACTTCAAATGCAGGTTTAAAAATTTCTGCTGATTCAATAACCTATGTAACATCTGGTGTAATTGACCAAACTAAAAATATGGTTATGGGTCATTTACATAAGGCAATTAAACCGGTCAATCAATTAAGAATGATTGAGGACGCTATTGTTATTTACAGAATAGTAAGAGCGCCCGAAAGAAGAATATTCTATGTTGATGTAGGTAACTTGCCTAAAGTAAAAGCAGAATCTTATTTAAGAGATGTTATGGCAAGATATAGAAATAAACTTGTCTATGATGCTTCAACAGGTGAGATTAGAGATGATAGAAAGCATATGTCAATGCTTGAAGATTTTTGGTTACCTCGTAGAGAGGGTGCAAAAGGCACCGAAGTTACTACACTTCCAGGTGGTTCAAATCTTGGTGAAATTACAGATGTTGTTTATTTTCAAAAGAAATTATATCAATCTTTAAATGTACCTGTTTCGAGAATGGAATCTGAAGGTGGTTTCAATATGGGTAGAGCTGCAGAGATTACAAGAGATGAGTTAAAGTTTACTAAATTTGTTCAACGATTAAGAAAAAGATTTACTCAAGTCTTTAATGATATACTTAAAACACAGTTAGTTTTAAAAGGTATTATTACAATTGAAGATTGGATAAGCATTAAAGAACATATACAGTACACATACTTAAAAGATGGGTACTTTGCTGAGTTAAAAAATGCAGAAATATTAAAAGAAAGAATAGGTCTTGCAAATGAAATTACTCCGTATGTTGGTAAATACTATTCTGTTGAGTTTGTAAGAAAGAATATCTTGCAACAATCAGACGAAGATATTATTGAAATTGATAATCAGATTGCTAATGAAATTAAAACAGGAATTATTGCTGCTCCACAAGGCGAGGATATGGAAACAGACAATGAGAACCCTGATATAAATATAGGAGATGAATAATTATGACAAATGAAAATGTAAAAACAATGGTTGATTCTTTGGCAGATGGCGATAACGTTGCTGCTCAAGATGCTTTCAAAGATGCTTTAACTGATAAAATTGGTGTAGCATTAGATGCTAAAAGGCAAACTGTTGCTAATGATTGGTTAAATTCAAGTCAAGAACAAGAGGCAATAAAAGACGGCGCAGGATTACATAAAGTTGGACTTGCACCTGAAGGATCAGTAGGCGGAGAAGAAACTTCTGAGCCTGTTGAAATTGACCAAGATGAAGAAGATGAACAACCTACCGTTTAAGAAGTTTAAAAAACAACTTAATGAACGCAGGTATAGTGGACCTGAAAGGGGAGATGAATATAAAAAATTATCTCCTACAATGAAAGGTGCTATAGATAATATCTATGCTACAATTGATAATACGCCTGATCCTTTAGTAAATAAGATTGAGGGTATTATTGAAACGGCTGCGAAGAAACACGGTGTCAAAAGTAATGACATTGAGAACTATTTTGACAACGAACTAATAAAGTAAAGGAAATAAAAAAATGGCAATTGCAACAAGAACGCTAAAAGATACGGTAGTAGAAACTGGTAGTGGTGCCTCAGGTGGTAAAGTTACTATTCTAGTAAACTTTGACGATAACACTACTGCTAACTCAAACATACTAGATGCAAGTGGTTTATCTGGACACGCTAACGGCGCTAAATTAGATATCACTAGAATATGGTGGGCTCTAGTAGAAGGTACTGCTGATGACAATACAGGTCATGTACAGATACAATTTAAAGGTAGTTCAGCTGATACAGTAGCAATTCAACTTGCTGGCACAGGACACTATGACGGTACTGCTGGTAAAATTGAAAACAACGCTACTAATGCTGGTGCAACTTCAGGAGATTTAGAGTTAACCGCTCTTGGTACTTCTGGTCATGTAATTATCGAATTAAGAAAAGACGAAGCATTTACTGCTTAATCTTATGACGATTAGTAATACATCAGTTGTTGATACCACTTCCAAATACATTGTTAAATCAACAGGTATTGGAAGTGAAACCAACCAGATAATAGTTGACGCTGAAAAACTTACAGGTGCAAATAACAAATCACTAGTAAGTATGATTGAGTGTTACTTTTTGATAGAAGGTAAAGGGGCGATGTATATTAGTGCAGGTGATGAAAAAATTGATTTGTTTTTAAATGGAAAAGGTAAGTATGGTTTACGACCTGATCAATTAAAATTTGGTAATGATAAACAAATAAAACTAACAACTGATTCTCTAGTAGAGAGTTATTTGTTGGTAACAGAATTTAGGAGAAATAATTAATGGCTGATGTTGTAACAAGTCAAACTTTAGTAGATACGACAGGAACAAAAACTGTTATTAAGTTTACTAATATAAGCGATGGTTCAGGTGAAACACTTGTAACAAAAATGGATTCTAGTGCATTGACATTTATGACCGAGGATGCAACAAAAAAAGTTGCAAAAATTTGGTGGTCAATTAATACTACAAATGGTAAATCAGGTGTAGAAATATTGTGGGCAGGTAGTGGAACAAGTTCTGCTAATGCAACAATAGGATTTTTCTCTGGTACAGGTTATCACGATTACTTTACAGCAGGTAATAGTATTCCTAACAATGCAACCTTAACAGCAAATACAAGTCCTGCAGGCGATATATTACTCTCAACAAAAGGTTTTGTTTCGGGTGATAATTACACAATAATATTAGAAGTGAGATAAATGACAAAAAAGAACAAAGACTATTCTAAAGAAATACTCGAAAGAATAGTAGGAACAAAATCAAAGGCAACTTTAGCTGAGAAGTTTAAAGAAGCATTTGTTGAGAAATATGGAATTAAAAGAGAAGAATTAAAAAAAGGAATTGTAGATAAAGTCTATAATAAACAAGAGAAGGTATAGAGATGAAACTAATAACAGAAACAATCGAAGATATCGAAGTATTGACGGAAGCAACCACTAATGGTGGTAAGTCATATAAGATAAGAGGTGTCTTTATGCAAGCGGATATTAAAAACCGTAATGGTCGAGTCTATCCAGTAGATACTCTTGCTAAAGAAGTTAAAAGATATACAGAAGCGTTTATAAACAAGAAACGTGCTTTCGGAGAACTAGGACATCCTGACGGACCAACAGTTAATCTTGAAAGAGTTTCACACATGATTACTAGTCTTAAAGGTGAAGGTAAAAACTTTATTGGTGAGGCAAAAGTAATGGATACTCCTTACGGCAAAATCGTTAAAAATTTAATTGACGAAGGCGCTCAACTAGGTGTATCTTCAAGAGGTATGGGTTCAATTTCTAACGGACGTGTTGGAAAAGACTTCTATCTTGCTACAGCAGCTGACATTGTTGCAGACCCATCAGCGCCTGATGCTTTCGTAGAAGGTATCATGGAAGGCAAAGAGTGGGTATGGGATAATGGTGTACTGAAAAGTATAGAAGTTGAACGATATAAGGAAGAAATAGAAAGAACTAGACGCTCAGAATTAGCAGAAGTTAAATCTAATATCTTCAAAGACTTTATAAAAAAACTGTAACAAAACCTACGCAGATTTTATTGTTTGCGAAGGGTTTGAAATGGTAATTGTTATAAATAATAGTAACTGAAAATTAATTAATTTACAAGGAGACCGAATGTCTGAAACCGAAATTAAGAAAGAAGAAGGTATAGAAGAGCAAAATAATCTTGTTAACAAGAATGCTGCTCCAGCTGAACCTACTCACCTTAAAAATGACGCTGAAGATTTGGGACCAGCAGTAGTTAGACCTACTGATTCTGATGGCCAAACCGCAGCGAAAAAGGTTAAGAAAGTATCGGATCAGGTTACAAAGGATGCAAAAGACGGTTCATTACCAAATGATCTAAAACCATCCGGCATTAAAGAAGAAGAATTAGAAGTAAAAGACGGTGTAGAAACTGTTGCTGAAACTAATGAAGAATCTGAAATGGAAATTGACCTAACTGATGATGTTAAAGCATTAGTTTCATCTGACGCTGACCTTTCTGAAGAATTTAAAGAAAAGGCTGCGACTATATTTGAAACTGCTGTTAGAACAAGAATAAAAGAACAGGCAAAGATTCTTGAAGCAAAGTATGAAGAAAAACTTTCAACTGAAACTGAAACTGTAAAAGTAGCTATGGTAGAAAAAGTAGATTCTTACCTTAACTATGTTGTTGAAGAATGGATGAAAGAAAACGAATTAGCAGTTGAGAGAGGTATTCGTACCGAAATTGCTGAGGACTTTATTACTGGCCTTAAAGGTCTTTTCAAGGAACACTATATTGAAGTTCCTGAAGAAAAGTACAACGTACTTGACGACTTAACAAACCAAGTTAAAGATTTAGAAAGCAAACTAAATGAACAGATTGAAAAGAATGTAAATCTAAGTAAAGAAGTTTCTGAATCTACAAGAACAAGTCTAATCGCTGATGTAATTGTTGATTTAGCAGATACAGAAAAAGAGAAGTTTGTGAAAATGGCTGAAAATGTTGAGTTTGAAAGTGCTTCAAAATTTAAGGAAAAATTAGAAACTGTTAAAGAATCTTACTTCCCTAAAACTAAAATAGAAGAAGCAACATCTACGGATGAAGTTGATTCTGTGGCGGCGAATATACCTGCTGACGCTGGTACATCCGATGCTATGGCTGCATACACGGCCGCTATTTCAAAAGACCTTAAAACTTTAAATCAAGTAAAGCTTTAAGGGTGACACTAATTAACAATTAATAGGAGAGATAAAATGTATCTTACTGAAAATTTACAAGAAAAGTGGCAGCCAGTCCTAGAGCATCCTGATTTACCAAAAATCAATGATTCTTATAAGAGAGCTGTTACAACTGTTATTCTTGAGAACCAAGAAAAAGCAGTTAGAGAAGACCGTGGCTTTATGTCAGAGGCTGCACCAAGCAACTCTGTTGCTGGTGGTGGTGTTGATAACTGGGATCCAGTTTTAATATCATTAGTTAGAAGAGCTATGCCAAACCTTATTGCTTACGACATTTGTGGCGTTCAGCCGATGACTGGTCCAACTGGACTAATCTTCGCAATGAAATCACGATTTGGTACTCAAGACGGTGCTGAAGCATTATTTGACGAAGCTAATACTGAGTTTTCTGGCGATAACGCTACTACAGACAACGCTACTGCATCTGGTGATGCTCAAGCGGGAACAAATCCTTCAATCTTGAATGATGCTTCCCCTAGTGCTTTCACTACTGCTTCTGGTTTAACAACTGCTGGAGCTGAGGCTCTTGGAGACGCTTCTACAAACGCTTTTGCTGAAATGGCTTTCTCTATCGAGAAAACAACTGTTACTGCAAAATCAAGAGCTCTTAAAGCAGAATATACTATGGAACTTGCTCAAGATTTAAAAGCAATTCATGGTTTAGATGCTGAAACAGAACTTGCGAACATCTTATCAAGTGAGATTCTTGCTGAGATTAACCGTGAAGTAGTAAGAACTATTTACTCACACGCTAAAGCGGGTGCTCAAGTAAATACAACTAATGCTGGAACTTTCGACCTTGACACCGATTCAAATGGTCGTTGGTCAGTTGAGAAATTCAAAGGACTTCTTTACCAATTAGAGAGAGATGCCAATGCTATTGGTCAACAAACTCGTAGAGGTAAAGGTAACCTAATTATCTGTTCTGCTGATGTAGCTTCTGCTCTTCAAATGGCTGGTGTATTAGATTACGCTCCTGCGCTTAACTCTAACTTGAATGTTGATGATACTGGTAATACTTTTGCCGGTGTACTTAACGGAAAATTCAAAGTGTATGTTGATCCATATTCTGCGAATATTGCTGCAAGTCAATTCTACGTTGCTGGATACAAAGGTACTTCACCTTACGATTCAGGATTGTTTTATTGCCCATATGTACCTTTACAAATGGTAAGAGCAGTTGGTCAAGATAGTTTCCAACCTAAAATCGGGTTTAAAACTCGTTACGGAATGGTTCAAAATCCTTTCGCTACTTCTGGTGGTGACGGTACTTTAGACCTATCAGGTGCTGTTGCAGCTGCAAAACAAAATATATATTATCGTAGAGTTAAAGTTGCAAACATTATGTAATTTTACTTTTATAGAAGAAAAAGGGGGTCTTTATGACCCCTTTTTTTGGTTTTATAAATATCAATGTCATAACTTATGAATAGAT